AACGTATCAACATGTGGTGCAATAAATCTGCCTGGCATTAATTTATTAACAGTAACTATACCATAATGTAACCAATCACTAAAATGATCATATACACCATGAACCCAACTTGGGCAATCATCTTCAAAAACTTGCCATACCCAAGGTGCTTCATGTGGGTAATCTGGTACTGCTACACCTTTTTTATGCCAAAAGCCACCACTATAAACTGTGTTTGTATGGTCTGTAAATTTAAGTCTGTATAACATTTCTTCTGTTATATTACTTATATCAACATGTCCTTTATGCATTTTTCAAAACCGTTATCTGAGCGGAATAAAAAGGTTCATCTCCCATGTTTCCTGCCAAATGCCAATCATCAACTCCAAATTTTACCCAATCTCCTCTTCTCCATTTTACAAAAGGTTGATCGTGTACTTCATAATAGTGTCCACGTTTCCAATCTTCTAAAAATATCAAGTAACGATAACTTTCGCCCTCGCCATGTTCTTGTTTTAGTTTAAAATGTTTATCAACATGATGTGGAATTGTTTGTCCAGGTGGAATATTAATTACACTTACAACATGATGATCAAAGTCTTGTGGTATCTTTTTTGCTAAGTCATGGACCCATTGAGGAGATGTTTCAAACATTTGCCATATACTGCTATTATTTTCAGTATAGTATTGTTCTATTTTATCGTATTGTTGATAACATTGAAAATAATCGTCAAAGTTTAATTGACTCATTTGTTCATTTGTTATTCCACAATTATCTATATGCCCGTATTTAATCACAATAACTTTCTAATGTCCCTTTACGTCTAAGGTCTAAAGTAGCACAGTGAATGCCGCCTGAGAGCGTCATAGAGTGCCTGAACTGTACGGGTACACTATTGATCCCATACTTGTCTAGTTCTCTCATTAGAGGCTCTTGTGCAGAGTCTAATACTACTGTATTCTCATCTACACTTAATAAATTCATACCAATATATGGAGAGCATGGAGGCATATAACCTTCTTCTGCTAACTTACTTCCTTGCACTACACAATCGTCGAACCAAATTTTATCCCACTTTTTAAACATCTCAGGACAATTATCAGGTGTTACCCTGCTACTGTTCATTAATACTAATCCTGGTCTGAGTGGAACAATAGTGCTATCAAAATGTGCAAAACTATATAGTTCACTGTAATGCATTTTGTAACCCATAGGTTCTACTAATCTTTTTAACCACTGGTACCCTTTCATATTTCCTGAATTAGATACTTGGTATAATAAATCTTTACCAACTCTCACTATGTTTGGTGCATCAAAGCATATCTCATGGTTTAATAATGTTGGCTTGTCTTCAATATCTTCAAATGTATACATGTCATCATGTAAATTTGGCTTTGGTGCTTGTAACCATAATGCACCATCCTCAAATGCTTCGTACATAATATCTTCGTATAATTTTGTTTCGAAATATCTTGCTCTAACAGGAGTAGGTGTTTCAATTAACATGTCACCTAATGGTAGTATTAAATCACGTGGGCACCAACTGTACCAACCTTTTGTATTCCATCCTTGGCCAATATCGTAATTTACATTGTCCCAATCAATAATTTTAGGTCTGCGTACTGTTACGCCTAAATCTTCTAATGCTTTTGCAAGTCCGTCTGCATCTTCATTTGCTTCGTCAATTACCCATTGCGGGTAAGTACCTTCTAATTTTTCTACGTCTTCTTTTGGAAAATTTGCGTAACTGAAACTTCTTGCGGATATGTCAGTTGCAATTCTGCTGTGGTGGGCATGTCCAACGATGATCTCTTCCAAAGGATCCCAATCGTTGTGTGAATTAACTATCATTATGTCTCCTGTGTGTTAATAATATTCCTACTATTTATAATATCGCACTTATATACACTATGATTATCAGTTAGTTCTACCTTACGCCAAGGATAATTAACGTCCTGTCTAAAGTGCTCTTCTTTTGCTGTTATCAACTCTAATGGTTTGTCTAGTCTGTCAAATGCCTGGTCTGTACTCTCGTTTGGTTCGCCGTAAAATCCTACAATTTCAGGAGCCGACCAAATACTTTTAACAATATTAGAATCTTTTAAAAATTTTATTCCTAATGGTCTTGATCTTACGCATGTATAGAAAGATGTTCCTGCAACTAATATACTTTTATTTCTAAATAAATCAACTTTATCTTGTATATCATAGCAGGAGTGTCTGGAGTATCGTTCTCTAGGAAATTTTGCATGGTCCTTAAAAACGAGATCAGTGCCATTAGAAAACAATTCGTGTTCTGAACCATATGCACAATATACTACGTCAGTGATTCCAGTTTCTATACAAAGCCCTTCTAAATAACTTACCATTTTGGTATATTCTAATTTATGCTGTTCTTGATTAAATTTTTCTTTGTCCAAACTGTCTGCATTAAATAAATCTATTAATAATAATGTGTCTATTTTAATCATTTGCTAACCATTCTGATACGCATACCCTGTAATTTCCGTGTACTCCTCTATTAAACTCTGAGTGCCTTAAATCATCTCCTAATCCAAAAATAATTGTATCAGTATATACTAAATCTTGCTCTGCACAAATATCTTCATATTTACTACCAAATTTAGTCCAATTATAATCAGGAGAAAAATTTTTCATATATTCAACACCTAATGCCATACTGTAATTATTCTGCATTTTTACTTCGTTTAACATACTAACACCATCATCCACATAGTCTCTAGTAAATCTAATTCCAACTCTGTGATTCTCTAGTGTATGAAAAGGCTTACTTAAACTGCATGTTACTTCTTTTATGGCAGGAAACTCATCTAAATCTATATGTACATGTTTTGATATGCCCCAATATGCTAAATCTAAACATACAGGAATATTATGTACTTCACAAGCCTTCATTATATGTTCAAAATCTGGGTGCATAGTACCATAATCGCTAAAAGGTGCACTTATTATTAATGCATGTAAATCAGGCCCTCTTAAAGTTCCTTCTAAATGATGAGGATAAGGTATTGTAGTGAATTCAACATGTTTTCCTAAACAGGCATGATACTGAAAGTCACCTGCTAAAACAAGTATTTCTCTATCTTTACTGTGCCTTAAAATAAAATTATCAAATGTTTGACTAGTACCTTGGGTATAATCAGCAAAACTAAAACTTTGCAATCCTAATAAACTTTTTGAGTTGCTATAATTAATCCATTCTCTCCATACATTAGCATATTCTTCTAACGTTGGAATATGTATATCGTTTTTTTCTATATGAAAATGAAAATCCGATATCTCTTTGTTTTTAATAGGTCTTGCTCCTCTAATTGCAGGCATTTACTACCTCCTCAAAAAAGTTATTATTACTCATATATCTAAAATTTCCTGTGGTAATCCTTTTATAATTGTGTTCTACATCATTTTTTAAAGTATACATTAAATTATTAAACTCTGTATTGGATAATTTTCTTATGTTACTTATAGTATTAAAAAATCCTTGTACCCTTAATTTTAGTGTGTCATGATTATTAAAATCTATATCCCAATATTTACCAAATGTTTTAAACTCTAATTTGTGTAATTCTTCATATAACCCTTTACACCCTACAGTTATAAAAGGTTTTTTAAAGTACATAGGAAACATTTGCTTTTCATCTACATATCCATATCCATAAGGTTCACCGCCAGGTATTAATGCAATACTGCCTGTATCATATAACCAAGGTCCAGGAACACCTCTGTCGTTTAAATCTTTAAGATCTATAACATGTGGTCTGCTGTATATAGTATTTGTTATTCCACTTATTTCCTTTTCAGTTAGTTTTTCCTTTAATAATAAATCATGCATGGCAGTAGCCATTAAATGCATGTGATAAGGAAATTCTTCTTTAGTTTCTGGATTGTTAGTTATTTTTGATAAAAAGTCTGGCGACATAGAATAATTACGTGAATAAGTCACATCATTTAATCGGTCACCTTTTTGTTCAATATAATAGGATATTAAAAGCCTGTGACTTCTGCAATTACGCATTGTGAGTAAAAATTTGTTTTCTAATCCTGCATATTCTGGATTTACACCTTGAGGAGGCTCACTCTGATGTAAATTTACATGGGTGCCTTTTCCTAGTATGCTTGTGATGTAATGAACTCTATCTAAATACCATAATTTATGTATTTTATTAACATTTTTACAATGTACTAGATGTTTTTTATAATTACCATAATAATCTTCTGTTTCACCTGAGCCGCTCATAACAAATTTTATTTCTGGGTATTGGCTTGATAGTTTAACAAAATACATATTTGCATCAAAGAAATAAGGTTCAGTACTTGTATAAATTAAAAATACTGTGTTAGGCAAATTATAACTTACACATTCTGCTATTTTTTCATCAATTAATTTGCCAAAATCTGATAGTGCAAATTTTTCTCCTGCAGACTCATATGATATAGGAAAACTTTGAAAGTCTATAGGAAAAATATTTAATGCATCACTAGGAACTTCTCCATTTAGGTTGTGTATAATATTAAAATTAAATTTATTTTTATCATACCTTGTTTCGTCTGTAAGTTGACACAGAACTTCAAGTGGTAAGGGCTCTCTACCCAGCCAACCAATTTTATTGTGCTGTTCTACTACTTCATCAGTAAACTGAAATCCGTTATGTAAATAAACTAAATTAATATTATTCATATATGTCCTGGCGGAGAGTGAGAGATTCGAACTCTCGGTACAGTTACCCGTACTCTTCCTTAGCAGGGAAGTGCTTTAAGCCGCTCAGCCAACTCTCCTTTCCACTATTTATTATTATTATATACAGTTATAATTTATTACTGATAAATATTGGTATGTATACCGATCATATAAACAACATACATGTTGAAGTGACTGACAGATGTAATGCAGAATGTCCTGTATGCCCAAGATCCTATAGTGGTGGTGAAACATTTCCGTATGTAAGAGATAAGGAATTAGATTTAGCATATTTTAAACTTATAGGTCAAGAGTTTTTATCTAAAATAAAAACCTGGAATTTTTGTGGTGTTAAAGGTGACCCTGCATCAGCACAGGAATTATTTGAAATTTTAGACTACATTCTTTATTGTAATCCTGATACTAGGATTTTAATAAGAACAAATGGTGGTGCTAGGAACGAAAAGTTTTGGATTAGAGTGGGAGAGTTATTTTTTAATAAAGACTGTGATGTTGTTTGGAGTGTGGACGGTTGGGAAGAAACTAATCATATTTACAGAAAAAATGTAAAATGGAATAAACTATATAACAATATAATGGCTTACATTAATACTGGTGCAAGTTCTATGTGGGAGTTTAATATGTTTGGCCACAATCAAGTAGACTTACCTAAAGTTACAGAATTTTGTAATACACATAATATCTCTCTAACTACCAGAAAACCTTTTGGTTTTGAAGAAGCAGGTGGTTTTACTAAAACTATTGCTGTATATAATAAAAGAGGCGACGGCAAAACATCTGAATATGCTTACAGTATAAAGCCACATGGCGTTGCTGAGTCACAAATTGCTGATGTTGTTTATCCTAGTACTGTAGACAAGCATGAATGGACACCTGGAGTATACGACATGATGAGAAGTAGTTGGTTAAAAACATCAGGCACCACAGTACAATGCCAATCAACAAAAGAAGGCACAAGAAGTCAAGAAATATATTTAGACTCTAATGGTATGATTTTTCCTTGTTGTTATACTGCAGGAAAATTCCATATGGGAGACTTCCAAATTAATACCATGTTTAGGCCATACAAACGTAAATTAGTTGTGACTGAAGAAAATAGTATATATGATGTTTTAAATCTAGATCTGTTTACTAAAGTTATGCCTGATGGTATGTTAGGAAAGTTAGATGACGATGCTGGTTACTGTATAACATGTGCAACACATTGTAAATTTTAACCAAAGTTTATAAAAACCGATAAATAGTAACATGCCAAGATTAAGTTTATGGAATCCGACAAAAACAAATGACTACAGTTTCATTGATAGAGTTGTGGGTGAGCATATCTTTGCGGGTGGTACTGGTGTACATATACACAAATATATGGGTATTCAGGACACACCAAACGAGAACGATCCTACTAGACCAAGCAGTGGTTCAAGTGCTAATAGTGAAGTTTTTATACAAGATCTATTATTTTTAGAAAACAGAGATAGAAAATATAGCGAAGACATATATGAATTAAGGGGCCAATATAACTTAGGCGATAATGATGCATTTGATTTAACACAATTTGGAATGTTTTTAGCAAACGACACATTGTTTATGAACTTCCATACTGAAAGCATGGTAGATGCAGTAGGCAGACGTTTAATGCCAGGAGATGTTTTAGAACTTCCTCATTTACGTGATGATTTACTTTTAGGTAGTGATGAAGCAATAAACAGATTTTATGTAGTTACAGATGCTAGTAGGCCTGCAGAAGGTTACGACCCACGTTGGTGGTCACATTTATGGAGAGTCAAACTAGGTCCTATAACAGATTCACAAGAGTACAGAGATATACTTGGTACTGGTGAGGAAGAAGGCGATCTAAGAAACTTAATTAGTACATACGCAAATGAAATAAAAATTAGTGATGCTATATTAGAACAAGCGGCACGTGATGTTCCTTTTGATCCACAATATAGAAGAACAGGTCATCTTTACATGGATGATTCCGTACCAGATAAACCAGCACCAGGATTAGACTTTGGTGGTGCAGATGGTAATCCAGTAAACGGTTCTAGCATAGTAGGAAGTGGAGCGACATTCCCATTAAGTGGTACAGTTGACGGAGACTTTTATTTAAGAACAGACTTTAGTCCTCACAGACTATTTAAAAAATCAGGTACACGTTGGATAAATGTAGGATCTGATATGACAGGATCTTGGAGTGCGGCAAACAGAATACTAAAAGGATTTATAAATAACGATTCAACATTTACAAGCGACAATGGAGAAACAATGCAAGAGAAGGTTGGTTTAAGTAAACTTGTAAAGCCTAAAACGGATAATTAAAATGAAATTTAATGAAATAAAAATATTACATGAGAATCAAAAAGTAATTGATAAATTAGAAGATAAAAAATCCGATTTAGAATTGGCTTTAAGTTCTGCTAGAGATATTACTAAAAATATTAAGTATGTTGATACTCACGTTGAAATAGTTAGTCAACTAGGAACACTTGCTGAAGAGAATGGTTTGGAACTAGACAGTTATGATGAGAATTCAGTTTTCCAAGCAAAGAATAAATTAGAGTCTGCTATATATCAACTAGAAGAAGTTTTTGAAGATGCAATTCGTGATGTTTCAAACAAAATAGACGAATTAGAAATGGAGATGGAAGGCTACTAAAATGGCAGGAAAAAACTTAGACTATTGGTATGACGAGCAGATAAAAAGATATCTTATACAGATTATTCGTATCTTTTCAAATTTTCAGACACGAGAGTACACTAAAAGCGGTGTAAAATATAATCGTGTACCTGCAAGATATGGTGATTCAAATAGAATGGTTGCTAGTATATTGCGTAACGGTTCAGAAAATGTTATTAATAGTGCGCCTTTTATAAGTGTTACTATACAGAGTTTACAGCCTGCAAGAGACAGAACACATGAACCATTTCTGGTAGACACTACTCAGGTTGCAGAAAGAGAATTCGATAGAGAAACACAGTCATATCAAAATGAACAAGGTAACTTATTTACCACACAAAGATATATGCCAGTACCATATAACATGACTATACAAATGGACTTATGGTCAAACAATACAGATACTAAATTACAAGTGTTAGAACAAATTTTTGTTTTATTTAATCCTAGCATTCAGTTACAATCAAATAGTAATCCTTTAGACTGGACTAGTGTGTTTGAAGTTGAGCTTACAGATATTGCATGGAGTAACAGAAGTGTTCCAGTTGGTACTGAAGACACCATAGATATTTCAACACTTACATTTGCTGTGCCTATTTGGATTAGTCCACCAGCAAAAATTAAAAAGCAATCTATTATACAAAGGATTATAGCAAATATACATAGTGTAAGCAGTATATCAGATTTAGGTTATGACGAAGACTACGCAGACTTTTTTGGTGATATAGAAGATACTGCGGAGGTAGTAGTTACACCAGGTATGTATAGTGTAAGAGTAAGTGGTGCATCAGCAGTATTATTAAATGAACAAGGCATAGAAGTACCCTGGACTGACATTACAGATATGCAAGGCGATTTAAGAACTACAAGTTTATTAAAATTAAATACAAGTAACGATACAGATAATTTCCTGGGAGAAGTTATTGGTACAGTATCAGTTGACGCAACCACAAATTCAAATTTAATTTTTAATTTAGATACAGATACTTTACCAACAGACACAATAAATGATGTTGATAAAATTATAGACCCTAGAGGTAATTATCCAGGTGACGGCACATTGGCCGCTTCTGCAAATGGTCAAAGATATCTTATTACAGAAACACTTACAGCATCTGGTTATACTAATTGGAATATAGATGCATCAGAGAACGACATTATAGAATATAATGGTAGTGCTTGGGTAGTATCCTTTGATGCTAGTTCACAAGTGGGCAATACACATTATATGCACAATACATTTACATCCAAACAATATCAATGGACTGGAACTCAGTGGATAAGTAGTTATGAGGGAGAATACAAACCAGGATATTGGAGACTTGTTTTATAAATGAATACCACGGCGGCTGGAGTAGTTTTCCTAGCCAAAGACACAGGCAGATGCATGTTGCAACTCAGAGAAGGCAACAAAAGATTTAATCATACTTGGGGTTTTTGGGGAGGCATGATGGAGAAAGGTGAAACTCCTTACAACTGTATTAAACGTGAGTTAGAAGAAGAGATTGGATTTGTTCCAGAACTGCAAAAATTAAATCCTATAGACGTATACCAAAGCAAAGATCAAAATTTTTATTACTACAGTTTTGTATATGTGGTAGATAAAGAATTCCAACCACCAAAATTAAATGGAGAAAGTGCCGGATACGCCTGGGTAGACATAGGTCAATGGCCCAAACCATTGCACAATGGTGCCAAAATTACATTAAGTAAGAATGGTGGCACACAAAAACTGCACACTATACTTAAAATAAATTCCTGATAAATATTTCATATGAGCAAAGGCGAAATTATCGATTTTGTTATTTTGCGGATAACTACCGAATTAGACAAGTTTCAAAGACAAAAAACAATTCCACATACATTACTAGAAGGCGCAATAGAAATAGACGAAATAAAGGATGTCTATTATGAAAAGTTATCACCAAAGTATCAGAAAATATTCAATAGACTTCTAAAAGAGTATCACCAGAATATTGGCAAAAATATCGAGTCCCTAAAAACAGCAATGAAAAAAGACTATGCTAGAGTTGTTAATAATATGTCTACTGAGCATGAAAGTTTTAGATTTAAGGAAGTAATGAATTCCTATCGACCAGGTATAAATCCTGTAAGAGCTTTATACTATCAATCACGTGATGTAACTAGGCGTTACAATCCTGAAAATCCATTCCATTATTGGTTAATTGATTTAGTTGAAGATACTGAATTTAATAATATAATTTTAGATGCTTTAGCAAAAGATGTTAGAAAACTTGAACGTATAATTAAAAGATATTACTTTCCATTAGTAAATCACGGTGATGGAATACCGTTAGAACTTTTTCATGCTAAACAGCAATTAAAAGATTTTAAACACTATTACTTATTTTTTAGAGGAATCAAAGAGTTTCATCCAGACGAATAATTACTTAGATGTTTTACGTTCTATTCCGTCCCAATCTCCTACAGGCATAGGTTGTTTAATTCTTTCTGCATAAAGATCTGCTAGAGTATTGTTCCACTTATGATCTTTAATTATCTCTATTTGATGTGAACACTCTGCCCATGCCCTGTTTTGATAACTATCAACCATTCTGTTTACTACTCTTGCATATTTGTGATCATTTAGTATAGTATAAATTGTTACAGGATCAGTTTGTCCTTTTACTGCTATTTTATCCAGCATAGTTAAATTTTCTGGAGTGCTAATCTGTTTTAGTGTATGTTCTGTAAACATAAAGAATACACCGTACTCTTTTGTTTGTGCTTCTAGTCTCGCCGCTAAATTAACACTATCACCTAAAACAGTATAATCAAAACGTTGGTTACTACCCATATTACCTACTACAGCATCTCCTGTATTAATACCTATACCAACACCTAACTCCATGAGTCCGTCTTCTTTAAGTTCTTTATTAAGATTTTTTAGTTCAACTTCCATTTCCTGTGCTGTTTCTATTGCCAACTGAGCATGATTGTCTACATCAAGTGGAGCATTCCATATTGCCATTAAGGCATCGCCTATATACTTGTCTATTGTTCCTTCTTTACGCATAACTAAATCAGTCATTGGTGTCATATATCTATTAATAAGATTGCCCAAACCTTGTGGGTCTGTTTTAAACTGTTCCGATATCGGAGTAAATCCACGAATGTCTGAGAACAAGTATGTCATTGTTCTTGTGTCGCCACCTAAACGTAATAAACTTGGATCTTTCTGTAACTTCTTAACCATTGCTGGTGCCAAGTAATGCTCAAATTGTTTTTTAATTTGTTCACGTAATTTAAACTGTTTGTAAAAGTTATTAAATGCCGCCTGTGTGAATACTAAAAAGCCACTTAATACAGGGAAAGACGCATCTAATAATACTAACTGGCTTGTATATAGATGTACACTATAATACCCTATTCCGCCCAAGATAAGCAACGATACTGGCGCCGTTAGTAGTAAAGGGAGTCTATATACTGCTATTGCTACTAGAACCATTATCAGAAGTGCTGTCAGAAGCTCATAGAACGCGGCTGTTTGACTTCGTGTTATGTTACTGCCACTTATAAAGTTCTGTAGCATATGAGCTTGTATCTCTTGTGGATATAAGTTTCCACGTGGCGTTGGTACAGGGTTTGCTATACCCTCTGCTGTTACGCCTACTATAACCATTTTACCTGCTAAATCTGGTATGCTGTCTGCACCTGTATACTCTATAGTTTCAAAACTATTATTAAATCGTATATATGCTGTACCATCTGGCTGTGTTACTATTGGTTCAACTCCTTTAACAGCAACCTCTTGTATACCTATTTCACTGGTCTTAACTATATAACTTTTTTGCCCTCTGCTTACCCTAAGCATTTCAACTGCAAAACTAGGATAAATTCTGTCCTCTACAGTTATTGCTAATGGATAAGTCCTTGTTTGATTATCTGGTTGTGGGGCAGAAGCATTTACACCTTTACCATTCACTACAGACTCTAATATAGATATATTTGTAACTAAGTTGGGCCATTTAAGTAAATAGTCTTTTGCAGGTACTGGTCCTACTGTTCCTGTGCCTATATGAGGTCCTGATGTTTTTATACCTCTAACACTAGGTGTTTGACTTAGAACATTAAAATTAATAGGGTTACGCCTTGCTCCTTGTACATTTACTTTATTTTGTTCTAAGTATTGTCCAAATACTTCATCTCCACCAAAGCGATCTGATTCTGGAAACATTATTGTCCAACCTAAAACACCACTATTTTTACTAGCAACATCTACAACTAACTGAGCATAATATTGTCTGGGAAAAGGATATTGCCCAAAGGTTGCTAACGTGTTTTCACCAAAGTTTAATAATACAATATCATTACTAGGTAAAATTTCGTCTAATTGCTGATAACTATCAAATACTTGTCCACGTAAACTTTGTACTGGAGTTGGATCTGCAACTCTGAGTACAAGTAAAAGTACAATAGATAGAGCTATCGCATAGCCACTGTATAACCATTTCATACCGATATTTATCGTATTTTATTGCAATTTTGCTTGGCGTCATTTAGTAGTCTAAAGTTATTTACTACCACAAACATATATAGCATATTGGTGCTATTTAATTCTTCTGGAGTAAGTTTTTTATAACCATCGTTATATAACAATGATGGAGCCAGTATTAAAGTTTTTGTTGCAACTATCCTAGAATCACTTGGACGTTCTGTGTATAATGGATTTATTTCTCTTATACAATCATACTTTATTGCTCGTGATGTTGAGTAAGCATCTAATATTTGGAGTGTAAAAAATGTAACCCATTGAACTTTTGTTATTTTTTGATCCATATCAAACTTAAATGTGCTACTTGGAAGTTGTTGGCACTCTGGTGGATTATTATCGCAGTAATACGGGTCTAGTGGAAGATTATAAGTGAGATCTAATGACATTGCATTCAAAGAAAAAAGCGACAATAAAAATATTATTACCGCTTTGATCATTGTTTACTCGCACTCTTTAGGATTTTCAGAACAATATTTTTCAATTTTGTCCATATTTTCAAAAAGTAACTGCACCAACTCCTTGGTACTTAATTCCTTCTTACCATTTATCCTATCTAAGAAGGTTAGTCCTTTTTTGGTGCTTCTTCTTCGTCTTGTAGCTCGTCTGTTTGTCTATCTACTTCATCGGAAACTGTTTTCACAACACCTTTTCCGAGGTCTGCTCCAGCAACAACAACAGTCTGTGCTGTATCAATTGCTAAAGTTCCAACAGATACAACATCATCAGCAACTGCTGTAGTTATTGTAGCCGCTCCGCCAACTACTGCATCAACAGTACCTGTGACAACTTCTGTTCCTGCATTCCAAACACCCCCAACTGAGGCACAACTTGTCATGAGAAAAAGACTAAACATACCGAAGACAGTCGTTAAATTCTTCATACCTTATCTCCTTATATATAAGTGTTATAAAGCAACCTGCCTTTATAACAGTAGTTATTTATCACTTTAGTATAGTAAACTATACCTAAATATGTTAAATTCTAAGATCGTTTAAAGGCTCTGCACCTAAACTGTGCATATCAGCATACCACAATTCTGTTAATAAAATTTCTCTTGTACTTTCGTTTTCTGTGGCGTGTATCAACATTATTAAATTGTCTCTGTTTGATTGTTCTATTGTATAAATTAATTCTACCCATTTATATAATAATAAAAACATTAGAGGAACACAAATCATTTTTAATAGAAGCAGTGGATAAAAATATGCAAGAATAAAAAAATGACCACCTAATAAAGTGTAGGCGTATATTTTTAAACTTTTAGTGTATTCCGATATCATAATCTATTTCTAAAGGACTATCTACTACATAAAATGACAAGTCTGGTGTCATAAACATATTATTACTTAAGAACATTGCTTGGTCTGAAAAACCTGATTCTTTATGTACTTGGTGTATAATAGACATCACTATGCCTATATAAGCACATGGAATAAAAAATACAAATAATATTAAAGATGTTGTAGGGAACATTGTTATAAACAAAAGTATATGACCCATTGCGATTGTGCCGCCGTACACTCGTAAACTATTAGTAAATTTACTGATCACGACTATCTAACTCTTCCTTTATGAGAAATCTCACATATTCGTCTGCATTAGTTAAATTATAGTCTGATACTATTGCAAATATTAAAGTTATAAAGACAAGTGTCATTACAAACGATAGATATAAATTTATTCCGGCTGTGATCTTCAGCCACTTTATCATGTGTTTCATATGTTTAAGTAGTATAACAAAAAGACTACGTTATGTCAACAATATATTACGATAACTTTTTTTGAATCCATTTGAAACTTGCATATATAGTCAAACCATAGACTGCAAATATTGTGAGAGGTATTGCCAGATAAGCAATAGTCCAAAAGTCTAAAAATAGTAATTGTGTTGTAAAGTCTAATACTGCTTCAGCATCTCCCATAGGTTCCAGTTGTAATGTTTCT